GTATTAAAACCAGGCGGATTTCTATTGGCTTTTGCAGGAACTAGAACACAACATCGAATGACTATTAATATAGAAGATGCTGGTTTTGAAATTCGTGATATGATCGCCTGGGTTTATGGGTCGGGATTCCCGAAATCTCACAATGTTGCAAATGCCATTGATAAAAAAATGGGGTGTTCAAATCGAGGGCATGCCATTTCCAGCGGATCACAACATCATGCAACCACAGGTGAAAAACGTGCCAGCGGTGAGCAGCTTGAAAAATACGAGGCTAGAACGGAACAGGGCAAAAAATGGGAGGGGTGGGGAACTGCTTTAAAACCAGCGCTTGAACCAATTTGTGTTGCTCGAAAACCACTTAGTGAAAATAATGTTGCAAGCAATGTTTTGAAATGGGGTGTTGGTGGAATTAATATTGATGGGTGTAGGGTTGATTTTGATGATTATGATAAAAATGAATATATAAAAAACAGAGTAGGTTTTAAAGATGGATTTCAACATAAAAGTTTAAAAGCTGATAAGCATAATTCTAGTGTCGATAGTTTTGGAAGTAAAGGATTTGAAAGTAATATTTTTGATACCAAGGGCCGTTTTCCTGCAAATTTTATTCACGATGGAAGTGAAGAAGTACTAGGTTTGTTTCCTGAAGGAATTCCAGGGGGTGGAATAAATAAAAATATGCCTTCATATGGAAAAGAAATTAATAATGATATTTATCAGGGTGGATTTAAAAGGCTTACTGATGAATATCCTCCTACTATTGGCGGTACCACTGCTCGTTTTTTCTATTGTGCAAAGGCTTCAAAAAGTGAACGTGATTCTGGATTGGCGGGGTTTGAAAACAAAAGAACATCAAAATTACAAGGGGCAGACAATGACAAAGAAAACCTTGATCCTGTTTCGGAGAGGTTTAGGACTGAACCAAGCAGGAATAATCATCCAACTGTAAAGCCTATTGATTTAATGAAATATCTGGTTCGATTGGTTACGCCTAAAAATGGAACGGTCCTGGATCCATTCATGGGATCTGGTTCAACTGGTAAGGCTTGCAAATTACAAGGGTTCGATTTTGTAGGAATTGAAATGGATAAAAACTATTTTGAAATCGCACAAGCTAGAATTAAAAATGCTGTTTATCAAATGGAGTTCGATTTATGAACTTAGTCACAATTACACAATTAGCATCACATATTGGAATATCAAAACAGGCTGTTCACAAGGCCATGAAAACTGGTAAAATTTTTTATAAAGATACTGAAAATAAATTGATTGATATGGATGATAAGGATATCCAGAAATACATTAATAGTAGAAACAAAAAAAATTCTGAAGTTCAAAAGAATATTAGTAAAGAAAAAGCAGCTGTTGAAATAAAAGAAAAAGTTCAAATACAGGAACAAATTCAAAAACAGTATGAAGCGGATCCAACTTCATTTGATGCTGGAACTTCAAGAGTCACTGAAGATGCTCGTATACGGATGCCCGTTTTAAAGTTTATGGATAAAACGGATCTGGAAAAGCAAAAGATCATTGAGGATATTTTGAAGCTTCAGATTAACAATGATAAAAAACGTGCTGAATTAATTGACCGTGATTTTGTGAAGGGAATGTTTTTGAAGTTATATAATATTGATGTGAATGAATTCCTTCAATTAGGCGCTTCCTTATCTGCAAAGATATCTACTATTTTTGAGATTGATGATCCTGAAAAATTGGCGCTGATTAATAAATCTATTAATAAGGAATTATATCGAACCCAGGAACACATTAAAAAAGAACTTGATAAATTTCTGGATGAAATGGCACGGGAGGGGGTTGCTTGATTCCATTAATTTCTGATATAAATTTTATAAAGGATCTTAATTCACAAAAACCAACAAAGCCGCCTAATAAATTAATTTCAGATTTCATTTCTAAAGATCGGGTGATGCCTTCAGGAACGCCTTTTCCTGGACCTGTTGATTTATCATTGACACCATATGTGATTGAATGGATGGATAATATGTCACCATATTCACCCATCCAACATCAGGTAATTAAAAAAGCTGCTCAAGTTGCTGCCACTTTTGCGGTTGAATGTATCATTGGATTTTGGATGAAGGAATATCCAACGGCAATCATGTATATGTCGGCAACTAAAGAGTTATTGGAAAAGTGGGCATCGAAAAGATTGGAACCGATGATTGATAGTTGTGGGGTTCGTGAAAAGATTCTTGAAAATGCTGAAAATACTTTTGGTAGAAAATCACGGCGTACAGGTGATAAAACTTTTACTAAATTGTTTGTTGGTGGATTTCTGGAAATGGCAAGCGCTCAAAGTTCGGCTTCACAAAGATCAGATTCAATTCGTGTTTTGGTCCGTGATGAAACGGAAGGGGCACCAAAGGAACTTACAACGGGTGAAGGTAGTTATTTAAAAACATCGGCTGCCCGTGTTAAATTTTGGGGTGATCGAAAAAAGATAACTGATTTATCCACGCCTGCTTTGTTGGATGGCAGCTATATTGATCCTGCATATGAAGCTGGAGATAAACGATTGTATATGGTTCCGTGTCCAATGTGTAAAAAAACCCAGCCGCTTTTTGAGATACCAGAGGAAGGAAGTTATGGTTTAAGGGCGGATCGTGTTGCTGGAAAAATTGATAAGATTTATTATTTATGTGATTTTTGCCATGATGCTATTTTTGATACTTCAAAATATACGATGTTTAATGCGGGGAAATGGGAACCAACGGCGGTTTCAAAATCTTTGATTTATCGAACCTATCATATTAATTCTCTTTATTCACCACCACGAACAGTTTCATGGAAGGATTATTATGAGGAATGGGAAACTTCAAAAGTATCACCTGAAGATGAACGGGGTTTCATTAATTTATGGGCTGGGCTTTCTTATGTTGAAACGGGTGACAGGCCCAAAGTTGAAAGTGTCCATCATTTACGGGGGTTATATCATGAAGGAACTGTTCCGGAAGGTGTGCTATTTTTAACAGGGGCGGTTGATGTTCAAAGGGGATCTGATAAATACCGTGAAATGACATCGGATGATTTGAAAATGGAAATGGATGCGGCTCGGAAATTGGGTAAAATTGAGAATTTCCCACGGCTGGAAATAGAAATATTGGGGCAGGGCGGCGGATATCGTACATGGTCAATTGCTTATGAACGATTTGAAGGGCATCTTGATGATATTGAATCAGGGGCATGGGAAAAACTTACTGATTATTTTAAAAGGCTTGCTGAAGATTCAGACATTGTAAAGGGTGGTTATAAAATGCCTGCTTTTAAACGGCTGGATGGTTATAATTTTGAGATTCCACTTGTGTTTGTTGATGCCCGTGATGGAACAATGACTGAGATTGTGTATTCATATACTCAAAAATATTCTACTTTTTACCCGTCCATGGGTGCCAATAAGCTAGTAGACATTAAGAAAAAGGGAGATATTGAGAGTTCACATGATAGGGGGAGGTGGAACATAAAAAAAGCAGGGCAAGATTTGTTTGTTTATTTAATTGCTACTAACTATTATAAGAAAAGAATATATAATAGATCGAAAATTGAACGGGTTGCGGTCGGAAATCAACGCCCAGGGTTCATGGATCACCCTGTTGAATACGATGATCGTTATTTTGAAATGCTTTTTTCTGAAACGCATCGTAAAGATGGGAGCTTTCATGCAGGGGGTCGGCGCAATGAGGCGCTTGATATTAAGGTTTATAACCTATGTGCGGGTGATGTGTGGCTTGATATGATGGTTGATCATTGGAGAAGAATCTATCAGGGGCGTGGATATAGCGCTGAACGATGTAAATTAGAGATTAATACTGTTTGGGTTTTACAATGGCTTGAAAATTTATGTACTCCAAAGAAAAAAAATGATGATCCAAAAGTGGATAATTGATATTTATAACAGTGTTCAGGATAAGTTTTTCATTTATCAGTCTACAAAATCACATTTATTGATTCATAAAAAAGATGATCCAATGAATTTAAATGCTGTGACTCCATATGAATTTATGTTCAATCCTTATTTTAAATTTGCATTTTATTTTGGATTGTGGCTTGATCCATTAAAATATCCTAAGCATTGGATTGTTGGTTCAAGCATTGGTTTAAATTTATTGGCAGATATGGCAACGGTTACTAACATATATTTATATTTTGATAGGTTTCGTAATTGACTTTTTATGGATTTATATTTATAATTTGCCGTGTCAGGTTTACCACAATGGAGAATAACACTATATAAAAAACGCCGTGATCAATTGGAATTGATGATTGATGAACTCTATAACACGATTCTTCCCGCTTTAACATCAGGTAAAATTAAAAGTTATGAATTTGACTCAGGTGAAGGTAAACAAAAAACAAGTTATACCAGTGTCGTCCAACTTCAGAAATTAATTCAACTTTTAGAATCTAATCTTGATAGAATTTATAATAAACTTGCATGCAGGGCTGTTGTAAATTTAAGTTTAAGAAGATACCCTGGCATTAATCGATTATGAAAATTGGAAGGTTTACTTTCTTTGAAGGTAAAAAAAAAATTGCTACTGTTCATGATGAATTAAGAAATTTACAAAAACCTTTTAAGAGTCAATCACCACAAGCCAATCACGGAACAGGAACTTCAGGAACTAATTTTTTTAATGGTGGTTATAGATCCGACGGTTCGAAATGGTTAGGCGGTTTATCTGGTTCGGGCAGTTCAATGATTTACGATCATTGGCGGTTGCGCAACAATGGGCGCAATGCTTATCAAGATAGTGTTCATGCACACTCAATGGTCACAAGGTGGGCTGATTCAATTGCGGATAGTGGCCTTCGATTAGATTCAAGCCCTAATTCAAAGATTTTGGGAATTACTGAAGAACGTGCGGAAGAATGGGCGGGTGATGTAGAGCAACGTTTTAATTTATGGGCAAATGATAAAAAAGCAAATAGATCTGAATCAATGAATTGGTATCAATCTCATAGGTTGTATCAAATCGGTGATAAAAGAGACGGTGAAAATTTTGTTCGTTTTTATTATTCAAAAGATACTACATTATTAAATGCTTTGCAGTTTGAATTTATTGATCCAAATCAAATCCGTGGTGATGCTTTTACATATGCAATTGGGCCGCTTGGAAATAATGATGGTATTGGGCGTGATGATCGAGGAAGGGAAAAAAATTATAAAATTTGGATTAATCGTTTTGTGAATGGAAATTTTACAAACATATTTGAAACTGTTCCCAGGATTGGTCCAAAGTCAAAACGGATAATGATGATTCATGGATTTACGCCTGAATTTCCAGGACAGGATCGTGGCTTTAGTGGATTGACTCATGTTTTACAGGAATTTCAAAACTTAACTGATTTTACATCTGCCCAAATTAAAAAAGCAATTAATCAATCTAATTTAGTTATGACTGTTGTAAATAAACAACAAGATCCATCAAATCCAACTGAAGATATGCCGCTGATTGCTCCAGGTGGGAGTGGTTTTGGACAAAAAGTTGAAGTTGATCCCACGGGTGATGATGCGGGTGGACCTGGGATTGATCCTGTTTTATTTAATGCAATGCCTGAAGTTGACATGAATGTTCCTGGTTCCACTGCTTTTTTTAATACAAAAATGGGTGATGAAGTGAAGGCGTTTAATGATAGTGCACCCTCTGATAGTTTTGAAACTTTTGTGGATGCATTTATGAAAAATGTTTGTGCTTCAACTGGCATGCCAATTGAAGTTTTGCAAATGAAATTTGATTCATCTTATAGTTCCGCACGGGCTGCACTTATTATGTTTTGGCGTGTTGCAATGTTGTGGCGTGAT